CCCATTGTTCTGTTGCTAATGTTTCATTCACAGTTGAAACAACTGGTATTTTGGGAAATCTTACCATTCCAAAGGGCACTAGATTCTCAGGGTCAAACTCCAATGGTTCATTCAATTTCGTAACAGACTCTAGAATTACAGTCACCTCAACTAATAATATATTTACAATAGATAACCTTCAAATTAACGAAGGTATATATTTCCAAGATTCATTTGTAATGAATTATGATATTGAAAATCAATTATTTGTTCTTTCTAATCAAAATATTGACACTACAAGTTTAGAAGTATATGTAGTTGAAGATAACGGTTCTACAAACACAGAATTTACACGTTCTGAAACCTTATTTGAACTTGACAATAAATCAGAAGTGTTTTTCGTTCAAGGTTCTGATAGCAACAAATATGAAGTTGTTTTTGGTGACGGTTATTTTGGTAGAAAGCCTAAGAATGGGTCTACCATTCTTGTAAAATATATTGTTACCAATGGTTATCTTGGTAACGGCGTTGAAGAATTTACACTAGATGACGATATTGGACCATTTAATAACGGTGTCGCTTCACCCTCTTCTATCACAACAGTTTCTCCCTCTGTTGGTGGTTCTGCACAAGAATCAATCGAATCGGTAAGATTCGCCGCTCCAAGATATTTTGCTACTCAGCAAAGAGCAGTTTCTTCAGACGATTATGCTGCTCTTGTTAAAAACAATTTCGGCGGAGAAATTCAAGACGTTGCCATATTTGGTGGTCAAGAAGTTGAACCTAAAAGATATGGTAGAGTTATTGTTTGTTTAAAGCCAGTTATTGGAACTATTGCTCCTGACTATTTGAAAAATAGAATCATTAACTTCCTTTTAAGATATGTTGCTCTTCCTAACAGATTAGATTTAACTGACCCAGAATACATATATGTCAAGCTTGATACAGTCGTTCAATATAACATATATACTACAAGTAAATCTGTTTCTGAAATTAATACAGAAGTTTTGAACTCTATACTTCAATATAGTTCAGATCACTTGGAATTATTTAATAAAGATTTAAGATTCAGTCGATTAGCTACAGAAATTGATGATTCTGACACTAGTGTGGTAAGTAACCAAACACATTTGAGATTAATTAAAAAAATTGCTCCTTTATTAAATTGGCCTACCACATATAGCATAGCCACAAAAAATGTTATTATGTATGAGACTCCAACTAAAAAAGTTTATGAAAATGGAGTATTAATACCGCACGCTGAACTTTATTTGTCTAGTTATCAAACTCATTACGATCATGCTTCATTAATTTCTTCAAAATTCACATACGTATATAATGGTGTTGAATATACCGATGCATATTTTGCTGACGATGGACAAGCAGAAGAAACTGGCGATGATATTGGTAAAGCAATTATTAAAGTTTATGCTCCAGTAAATGGAGTCATCACACCTATTGTTGAAGTTGGTAAAATTAAATATAGTGATGGATCGTTTACTTTGAACGATATAACCATTTCTTCTTACAGTGGTGAAATTGCAATTTATCTTCGCAATGAAGATGTAGATATTTTTGCTGGCTTAAATAATATTATTAAAATAGTACCTGAAGATGTATCTATAACCATAATCGAAGCTAAAGAATAATGGAATTTTCAGTAGAAAAATATATCTCTAATTTCGTAGAGAACCAATTCCCGCAATTTTATCAGGAAGATGGACCAACCTTCATATTGTTTATGAAGGCATATTACGAATGGATGGAAAGCGAAGGCAACCCTATTGGCGAAGCCAGAAGCTTATTCGACAATAGAGATATCGATAATACTACTGAAGACTTTTTACAGCACTTTCAGAAAAAGTATCTGTATGGTATTCCGTTTGATATCATTTCAAACAAAAGATTTCTACTAAAGCATATTCTTGACGTTTACAGATCTAAAGGGTCAATATACTGTTATAAGCTTCTTTTCAGATTAATTTATGACGAAGATGTAGACATTTACCTTCCAGGCACTGATGTTATGAGAGTGTCTGATGGTAATTGGTATAAGCCCCAATATCTAGAAATTACTGATAATGATGTAATGAAAGATTGGGTTGGTAAAACTATTGTTGGCACTTCTTCTAATACTTTTGCTGTTGTTGAAAATTATGTTCAACAAAGATATAACAACGATATTGTAAATCTTGTTTACATTACTAATGTTCTTCCAAACGGCGGCGAATTTATCATCGGCGAAAAGATAATTCGTTATGACTTTTTTGCTAACAGTGAAATAAATTATCAAGCTCCAGTAGTTCTTGGTTCTATGTATAATCTTGACGTTACTATTGGCGGTCAGGATTTTAATGTTGGCGACGTTCTAAAACTTGTTTATAGAGATCCCATTACCGACGATATTATTTCTTATGGTAAAGAAGGTCTAATAAGAGTAGCAGAAGTATTCAAACAAATTGGTGCTTTGACAATTAGAGTTCAGAGTAGCGGATTTGGTTTTACAGCTAATTCTCTCACATTTCTCTATAATGACACATATGATAAAACAGGTACAGGCGGCGGATTCAATATTCGTAACCTTTATTCTAAAAGATATGTATTATATAATGATGATATAATATACAACTATAAAAGAGTTTATCTAAACGATGCAACTTTTGGGTTTGATAAAAACCTAATTGGTAATATCAATTCAACATTAAATGACGTTTTGACTTATAAAGGTGGTACTTTTGGTAGAATTCTAAATCTTAGAAATATTAAAATTGGTAACAATTATACTAAACCAGCTACTACATTTACAAGATCAGTAATTACATCTAATGAATTGCCAGGAAAAGTCACATATTCTGCAGACGCTCTGGAAGTCAGAGAATTAATTTATACTGGTATTGCTACAAATTATAACAATACAGATATTATCACTGTAGTAAATTTAAGATCTAATGTTAATATTAGAGATGCAAGAGGAACTACTGATCCTGCAGAGCTTCATGATATTGTTTTAGTAAGCAACGGCGCAATTTATCAATTTTATGCAAATTCTCAAGGATTTAGTAATACCTCTGATGTAATTTATATTTATCAAGCAGACGATTATTTTGCAAAAGGCGATAAGGTTTATTACCAAGTTCCTACCAATAATACTGCTTTGAGAGGGCTTACAGGTAATAATTATTACTGGATTAATTTCGTAAACACTACATCTATTGCTTTGACTGCCAATGCTCTTGGAACTAATGCTACCTTATCATTATCTACTAATAGCACTGGTGGAAATCTATCATTTGTAGTTACTAATCCAGGAACTAATTTTATTAATTTGAACCCTACCATTGTGGTTTCAAATTCTATTGGTGGTAATTCAAGCGGTAGTGGTGCAGTTTTTGATGTTGGGTTTGCTTATTATGTTACTGGATCAACTCCTGTTCTTGGCGCAAATGTGGATATCCTTGCAGTTGTTCGTGAAGCTGATAACCCAGCAGAAACACATTATATAGAAGACGAAACAGGAACACAGTTTGCATTTTATGCGAACGGTAATGGCTTCAGTTTGTTGGGAAATTGGATTAAGCCAATAAAGTTGAGCCGAGGATATAACGTTGCTAACGTTAGCATTAATAACACTGCTCCTGGCGCAAACTCGAATGAAACTCATAGTATAGTATTGGTAAGAAATAATGTTTCTTATAATTTCTATGCTAATTCTAGTGGTTTTGATTATAACACAGATACTATCAAAATAAGCTCAGCCAGTAGCTATTTCGCAAAAGGCGATAGAGTTTATTATCAAGTTCCTAATAGCAATACTCCGCTAAACGGATTGACTGGTAATACATATTATTATGTGAACTTTGTCAATAGTTCTAGTATAGCATTAGAATACTCTGAATTGACTTTTGGTCAAAGAATTGAATACGTAGTGCCTAATGGCAATACTGCTTTAGACGGTCTGACAGGTAATTCTTATTACTATATCAATTACACAAATAATTATATTGTTACTCTTACTAGTGACGAAATAACAAATGCTAATTTTGGCACAGTGTTCTCAGAGGTTTTTGAGGCGAACGATGTAATTTGTTTCCAAGCGAATAGTGCGGATTCTAATACTGTTGAATTCCAAGTTATTAAAGAAGTTGTTAGCAATACAAAAATGTATCTGTATGGAAATACAATTTATAATTCAAC